TAGCTTCCCACTCCTTGTACTCTTGTTTAGTTGCTCCTACGCCAGGCTCCTCCGACAGTAACTTCAACAACGCTTTCCTGTCTTCCATGACCCACTCGTTGTACTTCTCAACACTAAATACTAATCCGCTAGGCGGAGCGTGACGGTGGCTGCGGTAGAAGATACACTTACCAAATAACTCTTGCAAGAGTTGAAACGCCTTTAATTCCTCTGGCTTCACTCCTTCCCATTCGGTTGTATTATATATGGGGTCTGTCTCACCTCCCACATCCATTCCGTGTGCTGAGTCTAGGAATTTCGCATAAGACTTCACAAGCTCAGGGAAGAACTGTTGGCACCACCTTCTGAAGTCAAACATTTTGTTAGGTGTCCAGTAGCGCTGGTGCTTTTTACGACGCGACTTCAGGAAAGGCTTCCTTCCCTCGACGCTGCCAGGTCCGCTTAACAACATTTTCAGCAACGCGACTTGACTTTTTGTGATTGTGCTTTCAGGCAGTTCCGGTAAGACACTATGAGTTAGCGTATACTCAGCAGCCGAGGGCAACATACGAGTGGGAACAGTGGTGTAAGTGTAGTTCCGTGCGTCGTTCACCGTCTGTTTCTCCTTCGGACCTCCAGCGTAAATGTATTCGTCTGCTGGGTGCGAGCCTATGTTAAGGCGCCATAAAACAATCGGGTAGTTGTCACATTGATTCTTCCACACGTCAATGATTTGCCGCCGTGAGCGCTCCGTTTCCACCTGGTAACCAATTAACTCGGGAGTGTACATATTCGGCAATGCAGAAATCGGTAGCGAGACTGCTTTGTTCACAGCAGTGGTGAGCGGATTGACTAACGCCTCCATTCTGTAGAGGCGGGACGTCTGCAAAGATGCTTGGTACCAATTGACGTAAGGAGGGCTCGCTGCGATCACTGTGTTTGGGTCTTGGCCCGTCCCCCAGTATAGCCAGCTGTCCAAAAGCTCCGAACCTGAACCTACATCGCTCGGCTTACTAGGGCTGGTGCCCTGTAGTTGCATAGACGGCATAGAACCTTGAGTGACTAGTCTATTCACGCAAATTGACTCGAATATCGCCCCAGTGACTTCGTTTGAAAGTGCCACTCCCTCAGGTGACAATTCCTTGTGCCCCGTCA